CGGCGACACTCAACGTTTTCGAGAACGTGATCGCCGAGTTGATCGTCGCGTCGACCGCCGCCGACGTCCCGCCGAACGGAAAGCTACAGGACACGCCGGCCGCCGGGGCGGACGTGAACCCCGCCGTGGTGAATGTCCCTGTGCCGATACAGGTGGAGTTCGCCCCCGCCGCGCCAATGACCCGGAAGACGAGATCGAATTCCAGCTTCCACGCCACCGCCGTCATGTTGATCGGCATCGTCACGGTTTGCGACGTGCCCAGCGTCGTGCCGCCGAGCACGCCGTACTGCGGCACGAGAATCAGCGTCCCGGACGCGCCCGTCGAGAGAATCCCGCCGGCTTTGATCGTGTAGAGTTTCCCGGCCTTCGGATCGTTGGCGAAGATCGGCGTGAAGGTGGCGCCGATCCAGAGCGCCTCGGCCGACGTCGAGACGAGCGCCGAGCCGTTGGCGACCTGCGCATCGACGTACGGCCCGTCTTGAAAGAGTTGGCGTCCCATGTCGTTACCCTTTGCTTTCGGTGAGCGTCATACTGGTGACCGAGACCGCGGCGCCGCTCGAGATCGCCACGCTGTTGAGATTCAGATTGGCGCCCGACGTGCCGACGGATCCATCGAGGACCGCCGTCCCGTCCGACTTCAGGGCGCGGAACCAGGTCGCGGTGCCCGTCGCATCCGCGCTCGAGTCCTGCGTGATGGCGTTGGCCGTGGCCACGCCGGCGACCCCGGCCCCGAACGCGGGATTGCCGAACGTCAGCCGCGCGAGTTTCACCTGCGCGCCGATCGCGGTGTCGGCCGTCACGGGCTGCGTCCCGTCGTAGATGTCCAGGAAGCCGCTATTGAGGAGCACCGCCTGCGCGTCGACTTTGGTATTGACCGCGAGATTCGTGAATTTCGGATTCAATGCCATCGGGGTTAGTCCTTCTTCCCTTCGGGTTCGATTTCGGCTTCAGTGAGCCACTTGTGGGGATCGGTTTCGCCATCGAAGAGCACGGCATAATACGGCGGATCACCCGCATGGGACTCAGCGATTTCGCCAACCATGCCGACCATTCCAGGTTCATGATCCACTAATGCCCGGACGCGATCACCGATGCCGTAGGATGGCTCGCTGGCGTCGGCGAGTGTCGCAGTCATTGTGGGACTGTGGGCTTCCGTGACGCCGGTGATCTGCCCCTTGGCGTCCCGGGTGACGGTCTTCTGCACGACGGTCGCCTTCGCCGGCGCCGCGATGTGCGTCTCGAGGTGGATCGCGCCCTCGGCGATCGTCACCGGGACGGAGATCGGCGCCGCGTGCTGGTTGATGATGGCCGGATGCACTTCGATCGCGCCTTTCGCAATCGTCACGGGCACGGCGATCGCGGGCGCCGGCTTCTCGAGCGCGGCTTTGAGCAAGCCCGGCATCGGATCCGGGACCGTCCCGTCGAGCGCGAGGGACGCGAGATAGTCCGGCGTCCAGTCGTCGGTGCCCGCCAGGCCGGCCAGGAGCTCGTCCTGTTGAATCGCGCAGTAGCCTTTCGCCGTCGGTTCCGTGACGCACATCGTCGCCATGACGAGGACGTGATGGTCGGCGTAGAACGCAACGACCGCCACGGCGTAGCCGTCCGCATCGGCCGCGAATTTCACGGCGGTCCGCTGCGCGAATTGGGTTTCCTTCCGCAGGACGCGCGCCGCGGATTCGGTCACGATCGCGCGGGCTTTACTGGTGTCGGTCGGCACGGGTGGTTTCTTCGTCGGCGCCGGCGCGGTCGGATCCGCGACCGCCGGCTTGCCCGTGATGTTCTGCGGCTCCCGCAGCTCGTCGGCCTTCCCGCCGCGCTTGTTGAGGTCCTCGACGCCGCGGACTTCGTCGACCGTCACGATGCCGGCGTTCACGGCCGCGACGTGCGCCGTCCAGCGGACCGCGAGATCCCCGCGCGCGATCGCCTGCCGCGTGAACTGGGCGAAGTACTTTTTCGGCGCCAGGATCAGTTGGCTATTGACCGCGAATTCGAAGAGCGACAACCAGCCGCCCATCCCGATCGTCAGGAAGCTCTGCCAGAACTGCTCCGCGTTCCCGAAGCTCGGATCGCTGTTCTCGAGCATCTGCCGCGGGACGCCCAGCCAGCGGCAAATGTCATCGACGGAAAACTTCCGGCTGAGGAGCATCTGGAAGTCTTCCGGCGACATCTTGCTTTCTTTGAACGTCGACCCCTGCTCGAGGACTTTCGGCAGCCGCCAGTCGCCGGCGCTCGTGATGAAGGACTCCGCCATCCGCTTGGACGCGTCGGGATCCAGTTGCCCGGGATTCTCGAGGTACCCGCCGTTCAACGTGCCCCGGCCGAAGACGGTCCCCGCGTACGTTTCGGTCGCGAGCGCGGTCCCGAGACTCACGCGCGCGTGCTCGAGGATGCCTTTCCCGCCGGCGCCGCGGAGGTGGAAGATTTCATCCTGGGTGAAGGTGGACGTCCGCCCAGTCTTCGCGTCGCGCACGTCGAAGATTTCCCGGCCGGGAATGACGGCGCCGTTCGGCAGGGTGGTGACGAGCCGCTTCGGCGTGACGAGGGTCGGTTCGATCGGCACGAGGTGATGCACGAACCCGCGCCCGCCCGGCACGATCCAGTCGTAGCCGTGGCCGTGATCGATCAGGTCGAACATCTGCGCGCGCTTCCACTGAAACGCGTCGTCGACGTCGTTGGTCTGATCGTGCAGGAGATCGTAGAGCGGATGATCGGGCGCCGGTTCGGATCCGCCGTCGTTCGGCAGCCGTTGGTAGATCGGAAACGGCAGCATCGCGAGCACCGTCGCGAGAATGTCCCGGCCCCGGTACCACGCTGAGAGTTTCTGTGCGCCCTCTTCGTCGACCCGCACGCCCGCCGGCGTCATCAGCCCGCCGACCGGCTGGTACCAATAGTCATCGGTCGGACCCGGCACGCCCGCGTAGAGATGATCGCCCGCGAAGAGTCGCCCCAGAACATCCATATTTAGTGTCTCCTTCGCTGAACCGCCCGCCGCAGGTACGGGACCACGCCGACCGTCAGGAGCAGCACGCCCGCCACGATGTCGGCCGCGGGCCGCGAGAACCCGGCGACGCCGACATAGAGCCAGATCGCGCCCCCGAGGACCGCCAGGCCATTCACGTTCTCGAGCACGAGCGTCAGGACCTTACTCACCAAGCTGGCGCACTCCTCGCTGCAAATACACCGAGCGCGCGGCCGCCGGCGTCTTCGTCATCTTCGCGATCGCATCGATGAGCGCCACGCCGCCGTCGATCCGTTTCCGTTGATTGATCTTCACGGGCCGGATTTCCCGCCACGTGTTTTCTTCTTTCCCCATGTTCCCCATGCACATCGCCATCGCCGGGTTGCCGTCGTGCGCGACGTTCGCGGTGATGACGAGCGCTTCCATGAGCTTGCTGGGTTCGTTCAGGGACCGGAAGCCTTGCGGAATTTCCGAGACGAGGTCCTCGCCGAAGAGGCGCTGTAGTTTCGAGACGACGCCGGCGGCGCTCGCCTGGTCGATGCCGATGCCGCGGATCTTGAATTCCTTCGCGAGCACGCTGACGATGAACTCGACGATCGCGTCGTGGTCGATGAGACTCCCCGGCCACGTCGCGATGAAGCCGGCCGCCGTCCAGTCGGGGTACGGGATCTGGTCTTCCTGCGCGCGCCGGTGGAGGGTCTTCTCGGGCATCCAAAAGAACGGCAGGACGTCGATCGCGCAGTCGATCGTCGGCGCGTCGGTGTCAGGTTGAATCCGGTGTGAATTCAATGTGGATTCAATGTCTTCAGATACCCCGGCCGTCGTCGCCTGCCCCTCGAGGGGCCCGAGCGCCCGCGGGAAGAGACAGACGACGGCGGACAGATCGATCTTGTCGCTGAGGTCGATGCCGAGGAAGCATTCGCGGCCCTTGAGCGACGCGCGGAACGTCTCGGGCGCCGTCGTCGTGCACGCGGCCCACTGCTCGGTCGTGATCCAGACCGTGGCCTGCTGGGTCCACTGACAGAAGTTCAAGCGGCGCACCATGTTGCGCTGACTCGGGATCGCGATCGCCTCGCGGACCTGTTCACGCAGGTACTCCCACGGCAGGGAGACGCCGAGGTTGGGCACCGCCTTCAGCCAGTGTGGCCCCTCGGTTTTCCAGTCGTCGCAGTCCGGGCAGTCGTCGGAGGGCTGGAGTTTGCCAGCGGCGTGACAGCGATCGCAGGCGTCGAGCCCGCACACGTACGCGAACCAGGTCTCGTTGACGAGCGTCCCCTCGAGAATCTGGCGCGAGTACTCGACGTAGTCCCAGCACACCGTCTCCCGATCGAACCCGGCGTTGGTCGGGATTAAGATCAGCGCGTTTGGCCGCCCCTTGATGCCGGCCCGTAACTTCACCATCACGACGTTGCTCGGGGCTTCGTGAATCTCATCCACGACGGCGCCCTGCACGCGCTTGCCGTCGAGCCCGCGCTTCTCGGCGGAGATGGGGCGAATGAACGACCCGGTCGTTTTGACGGCTAAGTTGTTGCCGGTGTGGGTGATGAGCTTCTGAAGGGCGGGCGACGACTCGACCATCTTCACGCAGTCGGCAAACGCGATCTTGGCCTGGTCCTTCGTGACCGCCGCGCAGAAGAGCTGCGCCCCGCGCACCCCGTGCCGGACGAGGAGAAGGAGGAGGAGGCCAGCAAAGAGCGGGGTCTTCCCGTCGCCCTTCCCGCCCTGGTAAAACGCGATCCGGAACCGCTGCTGCACGCGCCGCGCGCCGGTCTTCTTACTGATCTTGATCGCGAACCACCCCATCAGACTGCCGACGATGAATTGCTGATGGGGCGACAGCACGAACGGCGTGCCCTGCTCGGGACTCGCGTCCTCGCGCGCTTCCACATCCTCGTCGACGTCGGTTTCTTCGGGCAGGCAGAGGCACTCTGGGTAGAAATCGATCGCCTCCTGGGCCTCCGCCGGCTTCCAGAGCAACCCTTTCACCTCGGCATCGCGCAGATCGTGCAGATGGCGCTGACACGCGAGGCGCACCTTCCGCCCGGCCACGATCGATCGCGCGACGACGTCGGTCGCGTAGCGCGTCACGGGATCGAGCGCGGCCTTCGTCGTCCTCAATTCGCCCACCGCTGCGCCCGAATCCACCACCGGATC